TGTTTTTAGTTCTTCGTTTTCACTTTTCAGTTTGGCAAGATCTTTCTCCATGGCAAGCATTCGTTTGTTCATTTCATCCATCATATCTATGGCTTTTTGGGCCAGGGCTTTGTTGTCAATGGCTTCGCCGAAGGCGTTGAGGTTGGCGGCGATGGCCCTGATCAACACCTTGTTGCCTGAATTATAGATCTTGGCGAGCAGTTCCACGCTTTCGCCAAGGCCCAGGTTGTCGCTGGGAAGAGGAAGGGCGTCAACGGTCTCCTTGACAACCGAAGGGCGTTCGGATGTTTCCCGTAACAGCATCGGCACATCATCGCTAAAGAACCAGTTTGTATTAAAGCCAAGGTCGGACAGCGCCTGGAAGACTTTTCCGCCAGGGTAACTTGTCCCCTGCTCGTATCCCTGCCAGGAACGATGGCCGCTTCCAATAAGGTCGGCCATTTCTTTTTGCCCTTTCCCAAGATACTCACGAGCTTTTTTTAGCTTCTCACTTACGCCCATATACACCTTATTTCGCGTCTGACTTTGATAGTCGGAAGATAGACAGAAAGCTGGACAGCGAGCAATAAAACAGAATATCTTGTAATTATAGCAAAAACAGGAGGTTAGAAAAGAAAGCAAAAAACGGCGTTTCCTTTCAAGCTGGACGCCATTTTATGCTTTACAAAAGCCATATATTGCGTTTATAGTTGTTCAACAGTAACAATTGTTACCGCCTATATGGGCAATCTACCACATCGGTAAGACGGATATCAATGTATGAGTTTTGATTCAATTCAGATAGTGAGCTGGGGGTATGGCGGACAGTGAAAAAAACGTTGTAGCTCCAATTCGACTAAATGGGCACAGACGGTGGCTCATAGTTGGCACTACCCGGAGAAAGTAGCACAAGGATGGAGTCATTTGAAGGATAGAATTTGATGGTCAAGCAGCTCAACCTATTCAGCCAGCCGAGTTTGAATGTCGGCAAAAAGCTCAAGGAGCAGATGGCATTGTCTTCCCGGGAGAGCAAGTTCTCCCGGGAAGAGCTGCTTGACCGGATGAACGATCTGGCCAGCCGTTACGGGGTCCGTTTGGTCAAGGGCAACGGCAGCGGGCTGACCATGGCCACGCTCGAAAAATGGCTTAATCCGGAAGCTATGGAACATATGCCGGGCATTAACAGTTTGATGGTTTTCTGCGCGGCGCTCGATGATCTGGCGCCGATGCGGGAGATGCTTGCGCCCCTGGGCGGAATGTTGATCGATGAAGATGAGGTGAAGCTGCTGTTGTGGGCCAAGGAGTATCACCGGGCCAAAGATGCGCGCAACAGGATGCGCAAGCTGGAGTTGGAGTTATGACCAAGCAGGTTGAAAGGACGCGGGATGTCAGAAAGCAGGCCAGGGTCTGGATGCTGACACACGATATCCGCAGTGTGGATATCCAGATCGCGCTGCGGATGAGGAGTCACAGCCTGGTTGCCAACACTCTGGCCGGAAGGCAAAACAATAAACGGGTGCTGCGGTATCTGGTCGAAAAGGGATGCCCGGTTGAATATCTGGATCTGCCTAAGACGATGAAAGGAAAGAAATAAATGAAAACAATCAAACTCGAAGTGATAGAGAAGCCTTTATCAGCGAGAGAGGCGATGATGCTGGCAGAATATGAGCACACGATAGTCAAAGATTTCGCCGCGTTCTATCGTGTCGGCCAGGCGTTAGCAGAAATTAACAGGCTCCGTCTTTATCGTACCGAAGAAGGCCGGACCTTCGAGCAATACTGCAAAAAGCTCTGGGATATGTCGAAGAGCAAAGCCTACCAGCTGATCGATGCGTCGGGAGTATACGGCCAGCTGCAACTACAGTGCGGTGAGTTTTTGTCCACAAATTGTGGAGATTCTCAGGATGGCTCGCAGGAAAGAAACTTGCCTCTGAATGAGGCCCAGGTCCGACCGCTGACAAAGTTCAAAGGCCATCCCGAAAAGATAGTAGCGATGTGGAAAGAGGCTACTCATTCGGCACCAAACGGCAAGGTGACAGCCAGTCATGTCAATAAGGTGGTGAAAAGCTATCTTGGCGAGAACATTAAAAAGACCGTCCATGCAGCACGGCAAAAAGTCAGCCAGACCTGCAGCGCAGAATTTACCGAGGCCTTCGATGCCTTTGCCGAACAGATCTCCGAGGCACGTAAGGCCAACTATAAGCACACCTCCCGCGAGATGATCATCAAGGCGCTCGACCAGCTCCGCGCCGAACTGGCCGAGGACGGCGACACCATCGAGGATAGTGTAACGCACGGCGGGTCGGCTGATTTGAATAAACTGGAGAAAGCCGGTTTTTCCATCTTCCGCATGGACCGGTCCAGCATGACCATCAGGCAGCGCAGCGAAAAAGGGGGGTGGATACAAACAGCCGGTCCCTATGCGTCGCTGAAAGAGATGGATGCCGCGTTCAAGACTATCCTACAGAACGACATGCACGTGCAGGGATAGTCGGTCATGAAATCAGCTTATACAGTGAAAGACCTGGTGGCCATGAACCTGCCGGTGTTACCTGACACCGAGCGCTCCATCGCCCGCAAAGCGGACCGCGAGCAGTGGCCATACTACTGGGAGACGGTGCGCGGAGGCTCATGCAAAATGTACCGCGCCTACATGCTGCCGGATTATATCCGCAAGGCCATCCTCGACCAGGAAGAGATCCACGCCCTGGTCCCCGTGGATAGCGCCGCCAACCTCCCCGCCACCATAGCCGTAGCCGGCAACACCATCGTCTGCGCCGGCCAGGCGTGCAAGGCTAATCTCAAGGCATCGCTGGTGAAGCTCTACCTGCAGGCGCTGGCCTCCGCGGGTTGGGGCCACAAGGTCCAGGCCCGCGACAACTTCATGGTCGGTTATAACAGCGGCGCCGCCTATCCTGAACTGTATAAAGTTCTTGGCGAACTGAGCTGGAAGACCGTCGAAAGCTGGAAGACCACGCTGAAAAAGAGTTGCGGCGATACCCTCCAGCTCGCCGATCGGCGCGGCAAGAAGAAAGGCGAACGGGCCATATCTCCCCTGCAGGCCCAGATCATCCTGGCCATGGTCCGGCAGCCGAAAGGCAAGAGCCTGCCTAAATCCGAGATTATCCGCCTGGCGAAAAACGTCATGCAGCTGAAAGGAGTCGACAATCTCTCCGAGGCCACCTACCGCCGTTTCCTCGAAGACTGGGTAGCGGTCAACTACGACGAATGGATCTGGTGGCGCGAAGGCGACAAGGGCCTGAATGATAAGGTGTTGTTCTGGACCGAGCGCGATTATGACTCGATAGGTGTCGGCGATATCCTGGTGGCGGACGGCCACATCCTCAACTTCCTGATCATCAACCCATGGACCGGCAAGGCGCAGCGGATGATGCTGGTGCTGTTCTTCGACATGAAAAGCTCCATGCCGTGCGGCTGGGAGATCATGCCGACAGAGAACACCGCCTCGATTTCCTCGGCCCTGCGCCGGTCCATCATCCGCCTGGGCATGGTGCCGAAGATCGTCTATCTGGACAACGGCCGGGCCTTCAAAGGCCAGTATTTTACCGGTACCGACTTCGACCAGACCGAGCTGCCCGGCCTGTACGGCCGCCTGGGGATAAAGCTGATCGTCGCTAAGCCCTATCACGGCCAATCGAAAACCATCGAGCGGTTCTTCAAGACCTTCGGCGAGTTGGAGCGGATGTCGCCGTCCTTTGTCGGCACGGCCATCGACACCAAACCGGCCCATTTGAACCGCGGCGAGAAGCTGCACCGGCGGATCAACGACAAAATCACCGGGGGCTACGTGCCGACCATGATCGACAGCCACCGGGCGATCGCCGCCTGGTTCGACGTCTACGCCGGCCGCGAGCAAGGGCCGAACAGTCATCTGGCCGGGATCCGCCCGCAAGAGATCTTCGACGCCGGGCGCGGCCCCGGCGTCGATCCGGAGGCCCTGCGTATCCTGATGATGAAAAAGGAAGAGCGTAAGATCTATGGCCGCGGCGTCAAGGTGTACGACAGCGGCGAGTATTACTATCACCCGGCGCTGTACGGCCGGAACCACCAGGTATATGTGCGGTACGACCTGCAGGAAAGGGACTCCGTGCTGATCTACGACCAGCGCACTGATGAGTTTATCTGCGAGGCGTCCCGTGTTGCCAAGGTGCATCCCGCCGCCCTGGTCCTCGGCGGCGAGAAGGATGTCGCCCTCCTGAAAAATCAACTGGAAATGGTCGGCAGCCTGCGCAAACAAACGGTGGCCCATGCCAAGGCCATGGCCGATGAGATCGTGATCCCCGAGGCGCAGCGGCTGATCGAGGAGTCCGGTTTCGGCTCAGCCACTGACGAACAAAAAAACCTCAATGGCGGCAACGGCGGCAGAAGAAACAACATCAAGCTGCTCCCGGGAGCAGACCGGCCAATAAAACTCACTAGCGAAGAACGGCAAGCGGCCATGCTCGACGCTGACGAAGCCCAGCGTCATCACCGGCAGCAGGAAGCAGCCCAGCTCGCAGCCGACCTGGCGGATATGAAAGAGTTCGACCGTTACGGCAAATTGCTTGAAATGGAGATGTGCGGCGAGGAGCTTACCGGCGAGTGGCGGCGGTTCATGCGGGTCTATGAGCAGATGCCGGAATATGACCGGGACCGCGATTACTGGGATAGTCAGCGAGCGGCGCTGGCCATCCTCCACAGAGCAAAAAATCCGGCTGCAGGTGAAGCTGCAGCCGGATAATAACCAACCCTTAAGTCGTTTTACCCAGGAGGTGTAATGAAAGAAATACGTTTTTTCCCCAAGTTTGTCAACGTCCGAAACGTGCGCAACTTTCAGGCGATGATCGACGCCCTGATGATGTCGGCCGGTGAAGGGCGCCTCGCCGCGGTGATCGGCCCGGCCGGTCGCGGCAAGACGCGGACGGCGCAGTGGTACGCGGCGAACAACCGCTGCGCCTTTGTCCGCTGCCTGTCGATCTGGCGGCATACCGAACTGGGCTTCCTGCAGGCGCTGTGCCGGGAGCTGGGCATCAAGACCATCCCCCATCGCAAGGACGCGGCCTTCCTGGCGGCGCTCGATGCGCTGAACACCCAGGGCGGCCGGCCGGTGTTTATCGAGGAGATCGAGAAATTGCCGCGCCTGCATCTGGAGCTGGTCCGCGATCTTTCCGATCTGTCGGCGGCGCCGTTTGTGCTGATCGGCGAGGATGAGCTGCAGAGCCATATGCAGCAGGTGACCAGGATCTGGAACCGGACCTTTCAGCTGCTGGAGTTTGAGACCCTGGGCCTCGGCGATGTGGTGATGTTTGCCCGCGAGTCGGCGGGAGTAGACCTGCCGGCCGATGTGGCGGAGACCCTGCACCGCGAGGCCAAAGGCTGTTTCCGGGTAATCAAGAGGGATCTGATCTCCCTGGTGAATATCATGAACGCCAAGGGCACGGCCGCTCCGGACATGGAGATGGCCAAGGTGGCAATCAAACAGAGTTTGAGGGGGTAGCGGCATGGCACATCAATCGTTTAGGAAAGATGTCCTCCTTATGGCGCTAAAGGTCAGCAAAGAAAAATCAGGCGAGGTAACCACCGATAGTCTTTCCACCCTGTTGATGATCATGAACAGGAAAGAGCATAAAAGGATGCTCAATACTCTTGGCGAGCTGACCGGAGAAGGTAAGTTGCGGCGCATCCGCCAGGGCGTCTACGGCCCCCCTTTGCCGACAGCAACCCCGGCCGAGCCGGACAAGCGCGAAGTTATGTGGCGGCTGCTCAAGATGCGGCGCCGGGTGACGGTTGACGACCTGATGGAGATGGCCGGCGTCAGCCGGGATTATGCCCGGCAATGGCTGGTGATCTTGGTCCGGCGAGAGGTGGCCCGCAAGATCCAGGAGCCGGGGAAGGCGGGCCTGTGGGTGTTGATCAACGACAGCGCCGAGATGCCGGTGGATGAGGATAAGGCGGCCAGGTTGCGCAACATCCGCCTGAAGAAGAAGCGGATGATAACCAAGCTCGACAGCATTTCTACGGCTCTCGGCGAAGTCAGACAAATACTGCAAACCATGGAGGAAGAATAAGATGAGCAGCACACCGGAGACAGACAGAATTTACACGATCCTCGACAGTTGCCGCGATGACGCGAAAGAACAGCTCTCCGTCCTGCAGGCGATGATCGACAACGGCGACCCCCGTGATATCAAGGCTATGGTGGTACTGGTGATGGCCGCCGAGAACACCCTGGCGACAGTGCGAAAACTGTGTTCCCTCAGCCTGTGCGGAGGTGGCCATGGATTGGCGCGATCTGCTGCGTAAGGCGATCATCGCCGAAGGCAGCCAGGGCAGCGTTGCCGTAAGGCTCGGTTACAGTCCGGCCACCATCTCGCAGACGGTGGCCGGTATCTATCCCGGCAATACTGCTGGGATAAAGCAAAAGGTGATGGAAGTTTACGGAGGTAAGACCATGGATACAACGAAAGTGCCGGACGGCTACATGATGAACGGCATCGGCCACCTGGTTCCGATCGAGAGCATCAAGGAGATCGACCTGGCCCGGGATGAATTCGTCAAGAGCGTCGTCGCCAAGGCCGGCGAGGTAAGCGAGATCCTCGACCAGTTCAAGCGGCAGCTGGCCGGCGACATGCAGGCCTTTCTCGAATTGTCCGCCGAAAAATACGGGGCGGACCTGGGCGGGGCGCGCGGCAATCTGTCGCTCACCTCCTACGACGGCCGGTTCAAGGTGCTCCGGGCGGTCAGTGAGCGGCTCGACTTTGACGAGCGCCTGCAGGCCGCGAAGGAACTGGTGGACGCCTGCCTCAGGGAGTGGAGCAAGGATGCCGGACCGGAGCTGCGGACCCTGGTCGAGAGCGCCTTCCAGGTGGACAAGAAGGGCCGGATCAACGCCAAGCGGATCCTCTCCCTGCGCACCCTGAAGATCGAGCATCCGACCTGGAAGCAGGCGATGGACGCGATCGGCGACGCGGTGACGGTGGTCGGCTCGTGCACCTACTACCGCATCTATGAGCGGGATGAGGAGGGGAATTATAACCAGATCAGTCTGGATTTTTCGGGGGTGTGATGAGCAGAGACCAGATGACAGAGGACGGAAGACAGAGCGTGCGGCGGATGGCGATCATCACCTCGGCCTGCACCGTGGCCGATTGCCCGCTGGAATGTGTCTGTGTGAGCATGATCACCGATCCGAAGAAGAAGGTAACGTGCGGGCACTATCTGGGATCGAATACGAACGCCAACGGGTCGGCGGTTAACTGTGGATATCAAGGGGAATAATCATGGATAGAAAACCATACAAAAGAGGCCGAGAGGCCGAGATGGATTTGCCTGCAGGGAAAACGTGTAATGACTGCGTCCACTTCCGAAGGTGCAATGCAATATATGGGCATATTGCCGAGGATGAAGTCTGCGATTGGGCACCGTCCAGATACAGAGAGCGCCTTGCCATTTCTGAATAATTAACAAAGCGAAACCCCGGCCAAACCGGGGTCATCGGCGGGTGGTGCCGCCGGTTTGAATAAGCAGCCTACATGGAGGATAGCAAATGAAGCCAACAAAGTTAGCGCCAGGGACGAAACTCCTCTGGCCGTGCGGCCTCGGTGGGCAAGGACGGGTCATCGAGTTTATCAAACGAGTCCCCGGCACGAACGGCCGGCCTGCGCAAAACTATGTGCGGGTCAGCGCGTTTGCCGGTCTGGACGGGCCTGACGATGACGGCACCGTCGTCATGAATGACTGGCAGATCGCCAGGCGGTGCCGTTTGTACCGAGAAGAAGATGAGCAGCCTAAAACGGAGGGAGAAAATGGCAATACGAAAATTGAAACCGATTGAGGAACGTGACCCGTATGCAGCGGCCGTTCTCGATGCCTACGACAAGCTGGAACCATTGAAAAAACAAAATTGGCTAACCGACACGCTGCCGGACTCGGACATGACTGTGCTGCTGCGGCTGGGCGATGAGATTCTCTTTCTCTGGCCGGGCTACCATGACGGCGAGCAATGGTGCGATGCCGAAGGGGCAACCCTGGATGTCCCTGTCCTCGGCTGGATGGAGCTCGAAGACGCCGCCGCCATTCTCGATACGGCCAGGCTGATAGGTGACAAGTCATGGTCAAAACCGAGGAGAGCACCCAGGCAAAAGAAAACGTCTCGGTCGAGCTCCCCGGCTGTATCGCCTATCCGGCCGGCTCCGGTTGTCCGATCGAGTGGTGCCGCAAGGCGCGCGGCGACTGGTGCAAGGACAAGCACGGCAATATCTGCAAATGGAAGAGGATCTGATGAAACTGACATGCCCATCCTGCGCAGCCGTAGGCAGCGCTGAAAGCTGGACGAATGATGCCAACTGCCGCGAGACCTTGTTGGTCATCAGCCGTCTGCCGGCACCGCTGCCGGAAATCGCCTTGGGTTACATTTCCCTCTTCCGCCCGGGCCAGCACGGGCTCACCTGGAAGAAGGCCCTGCGGCTGGCGCTGGAAGTTGAGGCTCTCACCGGCAAGGGTTTTGTCCACGTCCAGGGCCGTATCGATCGCGACTGCCCGGCGCGGATCTGGGCGCAGGCCATGGAGCAGATGGTCGAGCGGCGGGGCAGCCTGAGTCTCCCCTTGCCGAATGGCCATGTCTATCTGAGCAAGGTCGCCTATGACCTGGCCACCGAGACCACCCGCCAGACGGAGACCAAAACCGAGGCGGCAAAAACCTATACCCGGACCAGGCCTGCCGACGCCTCGCTCGATCCATTGGAAAAAGCCCGGCGGGACTGGGACGCAACGCATGGCGCTGCAGCCGATACTATACATTTGAATAGTATCCCAACGATCATCAAGGGGATGGACTGATGCCAATATTACACCTCACTCTTCACCGCACGTGGTTCGACTTGATCGCATCGGGCAATAAGACCATGGAGTATCGACAGGATACTGCCTACTGGCATAAACGAATTTTCAACGATGATGGATGGAACCGGAGGTTTGACGAGATCCATTTTCGTAACGGTTACGGCAAGCATCGTCCTTTGATGGTTACCGAGTTTCTTTTTGCGATGGTAACCCATTCAAATCTCTGCAGCTGTGCCAATGGAGAGGCTTTGCAGGGCCGGGTTATCGTCATCGCTATCGGCGATAAGATCAGGTTTGAAAATTATCATGTCGATAAACAACGGATTTGTGGTGGCTGCGGGGTGTTGATTGGCGGTGCTGCAAGCCTTTGCCCGGAATGTGATCGCGCTTTGTCGGAAAGTCGACTGTCATGGACTGATGAGATCCAGGAGGAAAGCTAACCATGCCAACTAAAGCCCAACTGGCCAAAATTCACATCGCCAAAAAAGAGCTGCAGCTGACCGACGATACCTATCGCGATATCCTCGCCCTGCACTTCAAGGCCGCAAGCGCCAAGGAGCTCACCGGCCGCCAGGCCGAGCAGCTCCTCGATCTCTTCCGGGCCAAGGGCTGGAAGCCGAAGAAGGGCTCAGCCCCCGCGCCCGGGCAGATACGGCGGGACGGCAATTATATCACCATCAAGCCGGGCCCCACCGCCGCCCAGCAGCGCAAGGTCCTGGCGATGTGGAATTCTCTCGGCTACGGCATGGACAAGTTGCATAGCCGGTGCAAACGGCAATTCGGGGTCGAGCGGTTCGAGTGGGTGACGGATCCGCATCAGCTGCATGTCCTGATCACCGATCTGAAAAAACGGCAAGTGGGCGCGGGAGTAGACGAATGAGCAGCTACACCATCGATAAACTGCCGGATGAAGCCCTGCCTGCGGTGGTTGAGCTAAAGGGCGATCTGCGCATGCTCGCCGAAAAGGTCGGGGTGCGGCTGGCGCTGCAGATATCCGAGCTGTTCGACGGGACGCCTGCCCGGCTGTACGGCCATCGCCGCTGGCTGGTGGTGTGGCGCGATCGGCAGATCCGGGCGGAATACGATAAGGGCGGCGTGTCGGTTGTCGACCTGGCCAGGAAGTATGGCCTGTCCGAACGGCACGTCTATAACATCCTCGGCCAGGAGCCTGGCGAGGACAGACAGTTGCGACTCTTTTAAGGCCTGCTGGTGCTGTTGCGCCGGCCCTGGCCCACGACGGCCAGTATGACGGCATCACCGAAAAAGGTGCGTTCGGCCTGGGCCTGATCTTCGACAACATCAATAAAACCATCGACCAGGCCCGTGAACTGATCTGAGCAAACCTCAACTAAGGGATCGCGCGCCCGCGCGCGATCCCTTCACCCTCCCCGCACCCCAACACCTGAAACAACTCAGTCTTACCCCACCCCCATAATTCCCCTATATCTACCACTGACATTCTGATCTCCGACTGGTTGCCGGGGTGGCCCACCACGGGCCATCCCGGTTGCCTGGTTCACCGACTGATGGGGGAAGCATGCAGGGACCACGACAATATTCCAACTGTTACGACCGTTACTTCCAGGTGTATGCCCTGGAGTTTTTTTATGCGAAGATCGTGCCCTGGCAGTGGTTCAAGGCCCAGGCTATCGCCGAATCGGGCCTGAATCCGGAAGCGGTATCTCCGGCCGGGGCGTTCGGAATCATGCAGCTGATGCCCGACACGGCGGCGGATATGGCGGCAACGCTCGGCGGTGACCCTCATTTACCGCATACCAATATCCGGCTCGGCATCGCCTACGACCGGCAGTGCTGGAATGTCTGGGCAGAGGAGAACGGCATCGAGCGCATCCGCTTCATGCTCGGCAGCTATAACGCCGGACCGGGGAACATCCTCCGCGCCCAGCAACTGGCGGAACGGGCCAAGCTGCCCACCGACCGGTGGGAGTTTATCACCATGTCGCTGCCGGAGATCACCGGCCGGCATGCCTCTCTCGCCCAGGAGAAAAAGAAATGAAGGGATGGAAAACATGGCTCGCCGTCGTGTGTACGGCCGGACTTGGCCTGGTGAGTTTGATGAACGGCGATACCGAGGCGGGGCTGCAACAGTTGACCGCGGCGCTGGCCCTGGTCGGCATCGGCCATAAAATTGAGAAGGCTCTTGGCAAGTAATGCCGGATCAGTTCGACCGCGCCCAGGATCTGGACGCCTATTACCAGCAGCAGGCGTTAGACATATGGCGGCAAGAGAACACCCGCAACTCGACATTGAGCAACACCCACTGCGAGGATTGCGGCTACGAGATACCGGCAGGGCGCAGGCTGGCCGCCCCCGGCTGCACCCGGTGCAGGGATTGCCAGCAACTATGGGAGAAGGCAAGGTAAATGAATCCTGAGCTTGGACTGCTTGATACCATCATCAAGACCCTCGGTGCGCCGGGGATCATCATTATCTGCATGGGCGGGCCGAGCCTGATCATGGCCTTTATGTACTCCGACCACCGACGCTCCGAGCGGGAGCGGCTGGAGGCGGTCAAGGCGGATGGTCTCCGCCAGTCGCAGATCGTCGAAGAACGGGGCAGGACCGAGGCCCGGCACCAGGAAGAGATGGCCGAATTCAAACGCCAGATGATGCAGATCATCTCCCAGCAGGACAAGCGTTTCGAGGCGGTCGTCCGGAATTACGAGAGCAATGTGCTGCTGGTCGAGAACTATCAGAAGCTCGCCAACGAGCTGGCCGGCATCATCCATATGAGCACCCAGGTAATGACCAAGCTGGTCGAAAAAATCGAAAACAACATGTTTTGCCCAATAACCAAAGGGGACCGCAGAAATGGTGTTTGATACCGAAAGATTGACCATACGAGGCCGGCTGGCCGTGAAAGAGGCGGATGCCCGCAACCTGGCGCTGTCGATCGAGGGCGATGTCGCGACGGTCCGGATGCTGCTGCCGCCCTTTGCCCCGATCGTGGAGCTGCAAGCCCAGCAGGCCGCGGTCCAGGCGGTTGAGCTTGCCGGCAAACACGCCGAGTATCTTGGCCTCTTGGCCGAGATCGCCAACATGAAGAAGGCCCTGGGGATTGTATGAGTCCCGAGTCGTATTCATGGGAGGTCCGCGAGGCCGCCGAGGAGCTCTATATAATAGACGGCCGGACCTACGAGCAGGTGGCCGAGGTAACCGGCGTCTCCATCTCCCAGCTGAAACGCTGGGGAATGGACAGCACCCCGTCCTGGAGTGACCGCCGGCGCGAATACCGCCAGGCGCAGACTTCGGTTCGGCGCGGGGTGATGCTGGCGAAAGCCAAGTTGATTGAATCGGTCATCGAGACCGAAGACGCGCAGAAGGCCTATGCCTTTTCCGCCCTGGTCAGCAGCGGCAAGGCGCTGGACCAGGAGGCGCGGGAGCGGGCGCAGAGTCCCGCGGCCACAGCCACCCAACCAGAACCGGCACAGGAAGGGCAACCCATTGACATGGTCCAGGGGCTCAGTCAGGCGATAAAAAACAAGGTGGCGCTGCTGCTGTCTCAGCCGGGGACAATTAACTTGACGGCGATTAAAGAACTGCAGCAGGCCATGGAGCTGTTGGAGAAATTGCAGCAAAAGGATGCCGGCCTGGGCCAGGCCGAAGATAATCGGGCGATGACCCCGGAAGAACTGCAGGCGGAGATACGCAAGGTCTATGGGATCTGAAATCTTCTATCCATACCAGCAACGCTGGGCCGGCAACGACAGCCGCTTCAAGATCGGCATGTTCGCCCGCCAGACCGGCAAGACCTTCACCACGACCTTCGAGATCGCCAGCGATTGTCAGCTGGCGGATCTCGGCGGCAAGCGGATGCGCTGGGTGATCCTCAGCCGTGGCGAGCGCCAGGCGAAAGAAGCGATCGAGGAAGGGGTGAAACGCCACTGCCAGGCCCTGGGCTCGCTGGTTAAGAGCCATGAAAGCGATTACCGCACCGACGGGGCCAGCTACCGCGCCCTGGAGGTCGAGTTCCCGAACGGTTCGAAGATCACCGCCCTGCCCGCCAATCCGGACACCGCGCGCGGCTTTTCCGCCAATGTCTTCCTGGATGAGTTTGCCTTTCATCAGGACAGCCGCAAGATCTGGACCGCCCTCTTCCCGGTGATCAGCGCCGGACACCGGCTGCGGGTGGTCTCCACCCCGAACGGCAAGGGCAATAAGTTCTACGACCTGATGACCGGTATCGATCCGGTCTGGTACCGCCAGACCACCGATATCTATCAGGCGGTGGCCGATGGTCTGCCCCGCGATATCGAGGAGCTGCGCACCGCCCTCGGCGATGAGGACGCCTGGGCTCAGGAATATGAATTGAAGTGGCTGGACGAGGCCTCCGCCTGGCTCAGTTTCGAACTGATCAGCGGCTGCGAGGACGATCTGGCCGGCCGGCCCGAACTGTACGGCGGTGGCCCATGCTACGTCGGGGTGGATATCGGCGCCCGTAACGACCTCTTTGTTATCTGGGTTGATGAGCTGGTCGGCGATGTCTTCTGGAACCGCGAGATCATTGCCAAGAAACGGATCAGCTTTGCCGAGCAGGATGCTCTTTTGGCCGAAGTGTTCGCCCGCTACAAGGTGGTCCGCTGCTGCATGGACCAGACCGGCATGGGCGAGAAGCCGGTGCAGGATGCGCAGGCCCTTTATGGTTCGCGGATCGAGGGTGTGCTTTTCACCGCTCCGAACAAATTGATCATGGCGACCCTCGGCAAGGAGCAGTTCGAGAACCGCAAGTGTCGGATCGCCATGGGCGACAAGGTTCTTCGAGCCGATCTGCATAAGCTGAAAAAAATCGTCGGCCCGACCGGCACCCCGCGCTTTATCGCCGAGAGCGACAGCAGCGGCCATGCCGACCGGACCTGGGCGAAGTTTCTCGCCGCCAATGCGGGGCACGGGCAGACGATCGAATACGCCTACCACCCGGTCAAAAAACGCGAAATGAATGACGACCGAGAGACTCGGGCGATCAAAACCACGGCAGGCTTCGGCGCCGCCAGGGGGACATGGTGATGGTGACCATCTACGATCACCGGGGCAACCCGGTCAAAACGAAAGCCTTGACCAGCGAGCACGCGGCCCCCGCCCTCACCGGCATCCGCACCGTCTGGGACCAGTCCGTTGCCGGAGGGCTCACCCCGGTACGGCTCGCCGCCATCCTCAGGGGCGCGGCCGAAGGCGATCCGAACGATTACCTGACTCTGTCCGAAGAGATGGAGGAAAAAGACCTCCACTATCGCTGCGAGATCGGCAAGAGGAAGCTGGCGGCGGCCTCCCTTCCCATCATCGTCGAAGCGGCGACCGACAAGGCGGAGGACGTGAATCTGGCCGACGAAGTGCGGGCGATGGTCAAGATGGCCGGGTTCCGTGGCCTCTTGAAGGATCTGCTCGATGCGCTCGCCAAAGGCTACTCGGTTGTCGAAATCATCTGGCAGCGTGGAGTGAAATGGTCGCCGACTTGCTACGAATGGCGCGATCCGCGCTTCTTCACCTTCGACCGGGTGAGCAGGCGAACCATCCGCCTGCTCGATGCGGAGAACCTGGCGGAAGGCATCCCGCTGGCCCCGTACAAGTTCATCACCCACTTGCCGCATCTCAAGACCGGCATTCCGATTCGGGGCGGCATTGCCCGCGTCGCGGCCTGGGCCTGGATGTTCAAGAACTACACGCTGAAAGACTGGATGGCCTTCGCCGAGATTTTCGGCATGCCGCTCCGGGTGGGCAAGTATCAGTCGGGGGCCAGCGACGACGATATCGCCATCCTGAAGATGGCGGTGGCCAACCTCGGCAGTGACGCCGCGGCCGTCTTCCCCGATTCGATGAAGATCGAATTCGCCGAGAGTTCCAAGTCGACCGGCGGTCATGAACTGTTCAACAAGCTGGCCGATTATCTCGATGCCCAGGTCAGCCGGGGGATCCTCGGCCAGACCGCCACCACGGTGGGCACGCCCGGCAAGCTCGGTGGCGACGATGCCCAGGCCGAGGTACGAGAGGATATCAGGGACGACGATGCCGTCCAACTGGCTGAGACCCTGAACCGCGATCTGGTCCGGCCCTTCATCGATCTCAACTTCGGACCCAGGGAGATTTATCCGGAGCTGTTTATCCGGAAGCCGAAAAAAGAGGACATCGTCGCACTGACCACCGCCCTCAAGGATCTGGTCCCCATGGGCCTGGAGGTGGAGCAGTCGGTGGTGCGTGACAAGCTCGGCCTGCCCGACCCAGCGCCAGGAGCAAAATGCCTGCAGGCGCCGGCCACCCAGGTGCAACCGGGCGCCGATCCGGAGCAGCCCGGCACCGAGACGGCCCAGAATCGGCAGGAACGGAGTTCCAATCAGGAAGACAAAACCGAGCCCCATCCGGTGGAGATCCTGAACGCCCTGCCCCGGGAGGCGGCGCTCGATCCCCTGCTCGCCCCGATGCGGCAGTTGCTGGATGAAGTGGCGAGCCTCGAAGAGTTCCGGGACCGGTTCATCGAGCTGTACCCGAAAATGGATGGCGCCGAACTCGGCAACCTGCTGCAGCGGGGGATGGTTCTGGCCGACCTGGCCGGCCGGTTTGACGCAGGCGAAGAGGCGGAAAAATGAAAACGCGCGAGAATGCCCAAATTCGCATTTGCTGCCCGACGCGCCCCAACCCTCGGACCCGGTCCGGTGCGTCCAGCACAGAAAAAATTAAACATGTTTTAAACATATATCCGTCATGACCGCACCATCCGCCGAATATCTCAACCTGCCCTTCGATGAGGCGATCCGTTTCTTCCGGGATAAAGTCAGTCTCCCGACCAAGAAATGGGACGATCTCTCACGCGGGATGCACAGCCGGGCCTTTGTCGTCGCCGGAGCGACCAAGAGCCAGCTGCTCGCGGATCTGCGGGGCGCGGTGGACAAGGCGATCAGCCAGGGCACGACCCTTGCCGACTTCCGCAAAGACTTCGACAAGACCATCGAGAAACACGGCTGGCAGTACAACGGCGGCCGGGACTGGCGGACGGCGGTGATCTTCGACACCAATCTCTCCACCGCCTACAGCGCCGGGCATTATGCCGCAAGCACCGAACCGGCCGTGCTGGCGGTGCGGCCCTGGTGGAAATACATGCCGTCCAGTTCTGACCACCAGCGCAAAGAGCATATGCGGTGGTACGGCATCGTGCTCCGCCATGACGATCCCTGGTGGAAGACACACGATCCGCCGAACGGCTGGGGGTGCAAGTGCGGCAGAACGACCATGAGCAACGCCGCATATCAGCGCAACAAGGATAAGCTGCGGACCGAGGCTCCGGATGAAGGCACCTACGAGTACGTGAACAAGAAGACCGGCGAGGTCAGCCAGGTGCCGATCGGCATCGATCCCGGCTGGGATTATAGCCCCGGCCAGGCCGCCTGGGGGCGGAAGCTGTCCGAGAATGCGATGAAGGAATATCAGGCGATGAAGGGAGAGGCCTGGGAGAAGCTCACGCCCGGCGACTGGATGACCAGCGGCCTGCCCGCGACATTGCCGGCGGCCCAGCCTGAAGCGAAGCTTGGCCCGACTTTGCCGAACAAAGAAGCCACGGTGGCCGCCTTAACCGAAATCCTCGGCGGAGAGGAGAAAATCTTCAGCTTTGCAACGGATGGGTTCCGTTATGACCTGCTGGTCAATGCGGAGGTTCTCGGCAGTCATATCGATCCCGGTCGCAGTCCCTTTTTACCGTTCATCCCCGAAGTGCTGACCGATCCGCAAGAGGTCTGGATACGCTTCGAAAGGCATATAGGGACGGGCAAGGTGATCCTGCGGCAAAGGATCGTCAAGGTTCTGGGACTGGGCAAAGAAAAAGCGATCCTGATTGTCGCGGACGTCAAGGATGGCTGGCTGGAGGCCTGGACGATGTTGCCGACCAAGCAGGGCAAATATCTCAATGACCAACGGTCGGGGAAGCTTGTGTATCGGAAGGAATAGGACAGCGGAGGATGCCACGACATCCTCACACACTGTACGGCGATTATCGATTCGCGGCTCAATCGCCATAACCGTAAACAAAATAGTACCTCAGGTTGACAGGAGTTACAAGTGGCCGGAACGACGATCCGCATAAAGATAGATGACAGCCAGATGACAAGCGCACTGGCGGCGATCGCCAAGCGCTGCGGCAATTTGCTGCCCGCCATGCAGATCATCGGCGAGACGGTCAAGTCCTCCGTGGTCGAGAACTTCCAGGACGGCGGCCGGCCGAACGGCTGGCAGCAGCTCTCACCGGTGACGCTGGCCATGAAGAAAGGCGGCAAGATCCTCATCGGCAAGGGCTTTGCCGGCGGGCTGATGGGCTCGATCCATTCCGAGCCCGAGAACAACTCCGTCATGGTCGGCACTGACAAAAAGTATGGCGCCATCCACCAGTTCGGCGGCCAGGCCGGGCGGGGCCACAAGGTGACGATCCCGGCCAGGCCTTACCTCATGGTCCAGGATGAGGATTGGCCGGATATCACGGAGCAGCTGGAAGAATACATCCTCATAGGAGACTTGTTATGAAACGCGGCGCGATCGCCCTGAATACCATTGAACTACAGGCCGCCCCCGGCGAGGCCCCGGAATGGATACAGCTTATTCCGGCAGGCCAGGCCGCCGGCCGTGATGGGCGGTCCTGGCTCAACAGTCAGCCGGAGGGGATCCTCGCGGCCTTCACCGCGCTCGCCCGCGATCTGCCGTTCGACATCGAGCATAGCAGCGAACTGAAGGCACCCTTGGGCGAGCCGGCGCCGGCGGTAGGCTGGGTAACAGAACTGGCTGTGCGCAACGGTGAGATCTGGGGCCGGGTGGACTGGAACCCGGAAGGCAAAAAACTTATCGGCGAACGGGCTTACCGGTATGTGAGCCCGGTGATCGTCTACAACCGCGACAGCGGCATCATCGTCGGGCTCACTTCGGTCGGTTTGACCAACCAGCCGAACCTGGTGCTGCCGGCGCTCAATAGTCAGCTGGGGCCAGCAAGCCCCGCAAACAAGGAGGAAGCAATGCTGAAATCAATTCTCGTGGCCCTGGGGCTGCCGGAGACCGCCACCGAAGAAGACGCGGTGGCCAAAATCAAGGAACTGAAAAATGAAGTTTCGACCGCCAACAATCGGGCCGAGAACCCGAGTCTTGCGAAGTTCGTGCCCAGGGGCGATTACGACGGGGCGCTGGCGAGAGCCACCAATGCCGAACAGGCCCTCAAGACGGTGAAGGATGAACAACTCGAAACCGCCGTGAACGCCGCCATCGACCAGGCCCTCAAAGACGGCAAGATCACCCCGGCCACCGCCGACTACCACAAGGCCCAGTGCCGGCAGGAAGGCGGGCTTGCCCGGTTCACCGAGTACTGCAAGGCGGCGCCGGCGATCGGCGGCGAGTCGGGCCTGGACGGCAAAAAGGCGGACGATACCAAAACCGCCCTCAACGCCGAGGAGAAGAAAGTCTGCGCGGCCCTTGGCATCAGCGAAGAAGACTTCAAGAAAACGGCCTGCTGAGAGTTTCGGCGGGGAAAAAGTCACATTCAAAAAAGGAGTAGATCATGGCAGCACTGACAGCAGACCGCGATACCGTCGAGAGAGGCGGCAGTAATCTCAGCCTGCCCGTTGCGGCGGCAAAGAAAATTTACGCCGGATCCCTGGTCGCCAGGGACGCGAGCGGCAACGCCACCCCGGGCGCGGTAGCGACCACCCTGCGCGGCGTCGGCCGGGCGGCGGAAACGGTGGACAACTCGGGAGGAGCTGCCGGGGATCTTGCGGTGCCGATCGACAGGGGCATCTTCCGCTTCGGCAACTCGGCGTCGGGCGATTTGATTGCCCGGGCCGACATCGGCAACGACTGCTACATCGTCGACGATCAGACGGTCGCCAAAACCAACGGCACCAGCACCAGATCGGTGGCGGGCAAGGTCTTCGACGTCGACGCTCTGGGCGTCTGGGTAGACTTCAGGTAACAGGGACCAGTTTCGGCGATACCACAATTCACAAAAGGAGAGCAGTATGATTCTCAATAGCGGCAATTTGGCAATTCTCAACAGGGCCTTCAAGGCGTCGTTCCAGAAAGGTTTCGACGGGGCCCCGTCGATGTATCAGGAGGTGGCCACCACCGTCCCGTCGTCCACGGCGATCGAGGACTACGGCTGGCTCGGGGACATTCCCGGCATGCGCGAATGGATCGGCGATCGGCAGATCAACAATCTCAAGCAGCACGGCTACACGATCAAGAACAAGTCCTTCGAGTCCACAGTGGGGGTCAATCGCGACCACATTGAGGACGATCAGTACGGCATCTATGCGCCGATGTTCGAGATGCTCGGCCAGAACGGCAAGGTGCATCCGGACGTGCTCGTTTTCGGGCTGATGGCCTCGGGCTTTGCTCCCCCCTGTTACGACGGCCAGTATTTCTTCGACTCAGATCATCCGGTGATCCAGGCTGACGGCAGTGTCGCCTCGGTCAACAACGTCCAGGCAGGGGCCGGCAGTCCCTGGTTCCTCCTCGATACCCGTCGGGCCCTGAAGCCGATCATCTTCCAGGATCGGAAGAAGGCCAACTTCGTGGCCCTCGATAAGGAGACCGACCAGAATGTCTTCATGCAGAAGAAGCTGCTCTACGGCGTCGACAGCCGCTGCAACGTCGGTTTCGGCTTCTGGCAGATGGCCTTCGGCTCCAAGGCGACACTGGACGCCACCAACTTCGAGGCGGCCTATGACGCCATGGGTGCCTTCAAGGGCGATTCCGGCAAACCCCTCGGGGTGGTGCCGAGCCTCCTGGCGGTCGGTCCGTCGAACGCCAGCAAGGCCCGGAAGATCATCACCGCCCAGAACCTCGCCGGCGGCGAGTCCAACACCAACTTCAACCGCGTCAAGCTGATCGAGGTGCCCTGGCTGGCATAATTCAAGCTCGGCCCGAGAGATGAATCGGCGTGAGGGTTTTTTCCTTCACGCCTTGAACATAAGGAGAAAACGATGGTCACGATAATCAGCAAAAAGGAGGGCTTTCGGCGGTGCGGGATCGCTCACTCGACTGCCCCGACAAGCTATGCGGATGATACGTTCAGCAAAAAGGAACTTGCCGCCCTGCAGGATGAGCCCATGCTCACGGTCGTTCTTTCGGAAGGGGAGCCGGCGGAAAAGGGTAAAAAAGGCAAGGAAGCAAAAACCGCCCCGGCCGAACCGGACAAAAAGGAATAAGCGATGTACGCCACAGTCGACGATCTGAACAAGCGGATCACCCAGGATGAGCTGATCCGCCTCACCGATGAGGCGGACAGCGGCCTGGTCAACACCGCCACCATCGAGGCGGCCCTGGAAGCGGCGGATGTCGAGATCGACAGCTATCTCGCTGTTGACGATCGCTATGAACTGCCGCTTGCCGGGTCTCAGCCGCTGCTTTCGACGCTGGCCGTCGACATCGCCATCTGGAACCTCTACTCGCTCGATGCGAGCGGGGTGCCGGAGAACAGGAAGGATCGCTACAGGGAAGCGGTCAAGACCCTTGAGCGGCTTTCGACCGGCAAGCAGACCCTGGGCGGCGAAGAGAAGGCCGCCGCCGGCAGTTCGGCGGCGGTCTTCGCAGGCCCCGATCGGCTCTTTTCGCGGAAGACTTTAAAGGACATTTAAATGCAGACCCTGCTCCCGGCCATCAAGAACGTACTGCAGACCCTGCCCCAGCTGCCGAGGCGGAGCGACTGCTATATCACTCCCCATGTCAACTACATGCCGACCGGGACCAGGCAGTCGTGCCTCGGTATCAAGGACGGCGGGGTGATACGGGAGGAACAGGCAAGCGGGGTGCTTGAGCTGACCATGCGGGTCGAGCTGGCCGCCTTCGTCAGGATGACCGCCGACGGCGGCGAGGCGGTTACCGGGCTGTACCAGTTCATGGACGATGCCAGTGATCTGCTCATGCACAACGATCTCGGGCTGGCCGACATCGATAAGGTGGAGATCGGCCCGGACCGGCCGACGGAAATGTTCCAGGCCGAGAACAAGCAATGGATAGTCAAGCTGGTCCGGACCATGATCTACACCCTGGAACGGGAACTTATTTAAGGAGGAATTTCCTAAATGGCGAATGAAATAACCGGCCGAGAATTCGTCTGCGGCCTGAAGAAAGGAACCACCTGGGGAACGGCGGCGGCATGCGGAGCGGGGAACGGGCTCTTGCTCCTCTCCGACGGCATCAAGCCGGCGATCAAAATGGAGGACGACGATTCCGCCGGGCAGCCGTGGGTCACCGACACCGATCCCGGCGAGATGACCTGCGCCGGCAACATCGAGATGTATGCCCGCTATGATGGCCTCGGCCTGCCGCTGGCGCTCTTGATGGGCAGCGCCTCGGTCGCCCAGATCTCCGCCACCATCGCCTATCGTCATACCATCGACATGGCCAGCCAGATTTATGGCCTCTTCGGCACCTTGGCGGAAAAAAAGCTGGCGAACAAGACCTGGGAATATCCGAGCGCCAAGATCCACGGCTTAAAACTCTCCGGCGAGGCCAATAAGCCGCTCAAGGCATCGTTCGACCTGACCGGTGATCGGTTAGTCCGCGACAGCCTGGTGAACACCGTTGCCACCATGGCGGGCATCACGGTGGCAAAAGGCAACCGGATCATGATGCAGAGCGCCGCGGTCTTCAGAATGAACGACCAGACCGCCGCGGCTCTCGGGGCTGGTGACGTGATCAAGCCGTCCGGGTTCGAGCTGACCGTCGGAAGGCCAATGGATACCGAGGCGGTCGCCGGCCAGGCCGGTGTGGCGGAGCCTGACGACAACGGCTTCCCGGCCGTGTCGCTGACCCTCAAGTTCCCCCGCTACAACACGGCCAACGATGCTTTTTTCGATGCCTGGGCGGCGGGGACGCCGAAAAAAATGGACATCACCTTCACCGGCAAACTGATCGTGACAGGCCAGTACTACTCGCTGACCATCAGGTTGCCGCATCTACGGGTGGACACCCCGGAGGCGGCGTTTTCCGGCCCGGGCAAGATCCCCTTTTCGATGAAGCTGTCCGGCTACGGTACCGATACGGCGCCGGCGGGCATGACCGACCTGACCGAGCCGCTGCAGTTCGAACTGGTCAACACCAAAACCACTGGTCTTCTGGCTTAGGTACCCTCCATGGATGAGACATTGAAACTCGCCGACATCATCGACACCCGGGACGAACAGCCACCGATCTGGGTGGCCTACCCCGGCTCCGCGACTTTCGAGGTCCTGGCGCGGCCGATCGGCGGCAAGCATCAGGAGTTCGTGGAGGCGGCAACCGAGCTGCAGTGGGATCTGGCCCTGATGAAGAAGCGGCCGGTGTTCAGCAGCGACAAGTATCAGGAGATGTTTGGCGACTACGTGATAGTCGACTGGCGCGGCCTGACGGTTGCGGATCTGCGGCGGCTGGTCCTGATCGAGGACTTTCAGAAGCTGAAAGGCTTCACCGGGGAGATCGCCTTCGACAAGACCTCGCGGCGACTCCTCATGACCTGGGCGCCCGGTTTTACCGCCTGGCTGAACCGGGTCACCTTCGACATCGAGCGCTTCAACGCGGAGCGGGAGGCCGAGGCCGAAAAAAAGTCCTAGAGGCGGTGCAGTTCCAGCTCGACTATCCGAAGGTCGAGTGCAGGCAGTGCCGCCAAAACCTTGAAGACGACGAAATTGAACCGGAATGTGCAGGCTGTCCGGTTGATGGCTGGGATATGCTGACCCGGCGACTCTTGGCCCTGCATGACCGGTGCTGCCCCTGGGGCGACCTGGTCATGTCGGCAGTGCCCCAGGCCATGGACGATCTGGAGATCGCCCCGGCCGATCGCCGCCTGGCCAGGCGCTGCCTGATCGGCATCCATCGAACGATCAAACAGTATCATCAACAACGAACCGCGACCATTTAACGACCATGCCGCAACAGAACGCCAAAGTAGCTATCGAACTGTACGTCGACGACAAGGGGTCGGTGCGGGTTAAGGAGTTCTCCGGCAAATCGCAGGAAGAATTCCGCAAGGTCGAGTCCTCCGGGTCCGGGGCGGCTGATAAGATCGGCGGCTCCTGGTCGAAGGTGGTCGGCGTCTGGGGCATGGTTACCGCTGCGGCGACAGCTGCTTTTGCCGCCGTCTCCGCCCTGGTGATCACCTCCGCCAAAGAAGCAAAAGAGCTGGAAAACCTGGCCCGGCTGGCGAAAATGGGCAGCGGCGAGTTCAAGGAATACGCCTATGCCGCGGAGTCCGCCGGGATACCCCTCGATAAGTTTGCCGATATCAGCAAGGACGTCCAGGACAAGCTCGGCGATTTCATCGCCACCGGCGGCGGCGAGTTCCTGGACTTCATGGAAAACGTCGCGCCCAAGGTCGGCTTGACCGTCGAACAGCTGCAGAAGCTCTCTGGCCCGGACGTGCTGGTGGCGGTGAAAAAGGCCATGGATGACGCCAATGTCAGCGCCGCCGAGCAGGTCTTCTATCTGGAATCGATAGCCGACGACGCTACCCTGCTGATTCCGCTCCTCGAGAAAAACGGCCAGGCGCTGAAAGAGCAGGCCGCCCGGGCCAAGGAGCTGGGCATTGCCCTGAGCGAGGTCGACAGCAAAAAATTGAGGGAAGCCGGCGCGGCGACCAGGGAAGCCACCAGCGCCTTCGGCGGCCTGAAGGATTCCATCGCCGCCGAACTTGCCCCGGTCTTTGCCGATTTCATGAACTGGGCGACCGACCGGATGGTTGATTGGAAAGATGAGATACGAGCCGTATCTGGGGCGATTCTCGGCGCCGGCGAAAGCGTCTTCTATTTTTTCAGAGGAGGCTTCCAGGCGGTCGCCGCCGCATCCTTGGCAGTCTCCGGAGGCATTTTCAAAATCATTGAAGGGGTAACCGGCCTGACGGACAAGCTCCATATTACCAACAATGCAGCGGCTGAGTGGAAGATGAATGCCGAAGCCGCCTTCGGCGCAGCCGATGAGTTGGCTATGAAGGCTAACCAGTCCTACCAGATTATGCTCGGATCCACTGAGGCTGTTGCAAAGAGCCAGGCCGCGCTGGCTCAGGAAGGCGCCAAGGGGCAGAAAGGTCTTCAAAACGAGATTAATCGGACAACCAATGCCCTCAAGTACCAGGAGAAAGAGCGGCAGAAAATTCTCGACAAGCACAAGTCGGAAGCCGAAAAACAAGCCGACGCCGAGAAGGAAATGTACGAAGAGGCCGGCCTTGGCGCTGAAAAGTATTTCTCCTCTGAAGCGACTGAATTGGTGCGAAAGGCTGCACGATGGAAAAAAGCCGGCGCCGATGTGTATTCGGTTGAGCAATGGCTCTATGACCAGCTGGGCAAGCTCGCCGACAAGGCCTTTGAAGCAGGCGAACTGGCGGCAAGTCAGAATGTGCAATCGATCAAGGACATGACCGGCACCATCACGGAGCAGTTTAACGAGGCAGAAACCGACGGAGCCAAAGCCCTGGAGAGATTGGGAATGAAGGCCGACGAATTGAACGGCAAGGAGATAGTCCTGGCCGCCCGCCTAGATGGCAGCGCGGTGGTCACGGGGGTCAATAGCTTGATCCAAGATATACAGCGGCTGAACACCGAGGTGTCCGCCGCCACCTCATCCGTCCCGGCAGTATCAACACTCGCATCAGGCGGCTATCAGAACACCGATCCCAACATGTCGGCAAGCCAGGTCGCGGCGGCCGAATCGGCTTATTACGGCAAAAACGCGGCTGGAACCACTATCATCAACTTCAACCAACAAATGAGCCGGTCGGACGCGGTGGCGATCGCCAATGAAACCAAGCGGCGGGAGGCACGGAGCTGATGGCAAAGCCAAGATTCGAATTAGGGGCCAATGTCCTGCAGTTCTCGCGCAGCATCCGCTTCCCAGTGGAGAAACCCCACGAAAAATTACAGATAACCGACCGCACCGCCGGCGGATCGTTGCAGGTCGAGGATCTGGGCGTCGATATCAAAACCCGCGTCCTGTCATTCAAAAACCTCCCGCAGACCGACTATGACACCCTCTGTAACTGGTTTGACACCATCGCTTGCGGGGCGCTCAACCCCTTCACCTACTATGACGAGGATGGGCAGGCCATGACGGTGCGGATGCTGACCAGCCCCTTCAACTTCCCGGAAACCAGCCACCAGCGGTTTTCCGGCGAGCTGCTCCTGGAGCTGGTCTGATGCGCAGCGACCTGCCCGCAGCCTTTATTGCCGCCAAGGACAGCAGCAGCCGCAGGCCCCGGCAGCTCCTGGTCCTGCAGTTTCCGGTAGCCGGCAACGTCTATCTCTCGGACCAGAACATCACGCTCGGCGGCGTGACCTACCAGGCCCTGGTCGAGGATTGGGGTGAACTGACCGAGGCGGCGGGGACCGACAGCGATTTCACCGCCGAGGTCCGGCAGATGTCGATAACCCTGCTCAACGGCGGCAGCCGCCCGATTTCCGATCTTTTTCTTCAGGAGGATCCCGAGAACGTCGAGGCCCTCCTCTATCAGTGGTTCGCCGGCCTGGCCGATAGCGACAAGGCCCTGGTCGACCGCTTCGTGGTCCAGGATCCGATCAAATTTGATGAATCATCTCGGCTTTTGACCCTGGACCTGGTGTCGGTCAACATGCGTTACGTTGGCCGCTGCGGCGCCACGGTCACAACCGAAACGTGGCCCGACGCCATGCCGGCACATGTCGGTCAACACATCCCCCTGATTTTCGGCGAGGCCGGTGAGTGTAAAACCCTCTGCGTCAAGACCGCGCCCAAGGCCACGCTCAGGGGGTCGATCGCCCGGGGCTCGCTGACCGTCGAATGCAACGAGTCCCTGGCCCCATTCCCCGCCGCCGGCATCATCCAGGTCGAGGATGAGCAGATCCAATACAGTTCCCGCGGCGACAAGGTCTTTACTGTCCAGGCTCGGGGCTACGGCGGTACCGAACCGGAGAGCCACCCCGACAACGCCGAGGTCCACCAGCTGATCACCGACCATACGTATATAGTCGGGGAGATGCCGGGCGGTACCATCACCAATGTTAAGGTGGATGGCTATCCGGCGCCGGCTGGCATCTATACGACCTCGCTGACCGGCACCTACGGCCAGATCGTTTTTAGCCAGAAGCCCTACTCATGGCAGTTCGCCGCATCCGCCCAAGATTATCAGCCGCCCGGCTGGCTCGTGGCGGACGGGAATACGGCCTGGCAGGCTCACTTTGCCGTCGATGCCGACAAATCCAGCTCCAGCGCCCTGGTCAGTCAGTCGTATCCGACACTGGCGCTGGCGCTCGGCGCTGACCCTTTGCCCGATCTCGGGCTGATAGTGACGGCGTATCTTGAGGTGCAGCATTGGGCCAGCAATCTCTATCAGCATGATTATTGCGACGTATGGGTTGATGGTGTCGGTGTCGTCGGCCGCCTGGCCCGACCATCGGTCGATGATGTCATCGATCTGAACGCCAATGTCGATATCGATCATCCGCATGGCAACACCCAGCCGGGACTCGCCACCAGCGACCCGACCCACCCGCACAATACCGGGGCCACCGCCGGTCGGGCGGCGAACGGCGCCCCCTCGTCATTCGGCCATGGCATCGGCTCGAACGGGGCATACGGGACCACGAAGGAAACCACCGTCTGGTTTAACGACCTGTCGGCAGAGGCCATCAGTTCCACCATCAGCGTCAACGTCAGCACTATTCGGAGCGGCGGCACGGCACGGATAGATTTTATTGAGATAATTACAGAGTGGGGCGGAACTCTGCTATTGGATAACTTCGATCCCGTCACCGGCGCGGTTGGCACCATCACCCTGGCCGGCGGATCATGGCCGCGGCAAGCCAGCAATCAGAATTATTGGATAAAAATCAGAACGGCTCTGTACGTCAATAACGGCTCGGTAACTGTCTACTATAAGCTGCCCCTGATCTCCTACTCAGCCCTGCTCAAAACGGTAGACGTCAACGACACCGGGGTGTCGGCGTATGTTAACAGCGCCGGCCGGGTTTCTGATCTGACAACAGATAACCGCATCATCGATTTCACCGAAATGGGCTCTCCGGCGCGGACCTTAACCGACAAGTTTGATCTGAGCGATTACGTATTGCCGACATGGGACTGGTTCGTCGGGCGGCGCATCGAGATCCGCTATGTCAACGCCGGTAGCGACAGCGTCAATGTCTTCATTCCCTGGCTGACCTTCACCATCGAGTACCGGCCCAGGCAAAAGGTGTTCAGCGACGCGGTCACGGCCACGGCGGCAAGCAGCGGCGGCAACCGGCCGGATCAGGTGCTGCAGGTTCTGCTCGGCAAAGCCGGTTTGCCGGCAGGCTTTGTAGATACCGCCGGCTTTGCCGATGCCGGCGCCGAGTACGCCAGCCGCGCCTACGCGATCGACGGGGTGGTTGACGGCGAGCTGACCGTCCAGGATGCCGTGCGCAAAATCTGCCGCCAGGCCCGCTCCAGGCTGTTCTGGAGCGGCGGCACGGCCAAGCTGGTGCTGCGCCGGACCTCGGCCGAGCAGACCGTGACCAAATACCTCGGCCCGGACAATTATCAGCTGAAATCGATCAGGGCCGAGCGGCAGCCGGTCCGGGACCTGGTCAACCACATCGAACTCGGGTATCAGGTCGACCGGTTGTCCGGCGCATATCTGGCGACG